TTATAGGATAGATGCTTTATTCAAAACTTCATTATCTTTATTTCTAAGCTCCTGAGTGATATGTATATATATTTCTTTTGTAATGCGAGAATTAGCGTGACCTAACATTCTGGAAACTGTTTCTAGTGGAACTCCATCTGCAATCAGAAGAGATGCAGCTGTATGCCTGAGAGCATGTGGAGTGATAGGATGCTGGAGAAGTTCTCCAGAAGTCTCCTTTAACCATTTTCTATAAGCATCATAGTGGAATATATTTCCATCCTGATCACATATAAAGAAATCTGATTTAATTCCATTGGAAAACTTGTATTCTCTCATATATGTTCTTATCTTTTTTACAGATTTCTTTAGCTCTGGACGAAGATATACATCTCTGAAGCTTTCCTTAGTTTTTGGAGTGGATATTATATTAACACCTGTCTCATAAGTCTTAGAGATATGAATATATTCAGAGTCTATATCATTATCCTGAAGAGCAATCAATTCACCTATACGAAGACCAGAAGTAACAAGAAACTCTGTAACAAGTTTCCAGAGAGGGTGAGAAGCTGCTTCCAGTAGGTAATCAAGTTCTTCTTTTTCAAGATATTTATCTTCTATGCGGTCCTTCTTATTATCTGGGAGATATTGCAGCTTATCATAAAGAGATCTATCTTTCAGATAATCATTCATATATGCCCAGTTGAGCATAGTCTTGAGTCTCTTCAAAAACTCATTATATGTAACAGCTTTATCAGTATGCTCTTTGAGTACATATTTAAGATATGGAACTGATAATCTAGAAACATAAACATCTTTTCCTATCCAATCTACCATAGTATCTATTGCCCAGGTATTCCTATGTAAAGTTGATGCTTTTACAACTGTTGCTCTGTCTTCAAGATAAAGCCTTGCTAATTCCTCAAAAGTAATATCCTTATGTTCAGCCTCTTTTATAATCTTCTCTAGCTTATCATCAAGATATCTTTTTGCAATCTTATAATTACTGGAAGTGGCTTTATCCATAATAACAGATATAGTTCTGTTTTTATCCGTGAGGGGATCCTTGTATGGCATTCTATATTTGCAGCGGCCATCAGGTAGGATGTCCTCATACATTTCTACTCGTTTTCTTCCCATAAAACCTCCTTATTGAGCATCTCCATTATTCCATTCATAGAGTCTATCTATTGATACATTTTCTTCTTTGTAATCTGTAAGAGTATTAATAAGGATTCCTGTCTTATTGTCATATGAATGCCAGGAACAGATCCATCCGGTGGCTCCTTCATAAGATATTAAAATATCAAACTTATCAAAATCTTTTCCAATAGTTGCAGAAGATTGAGTGATATATTCAGCTGTCTTTGCCATTAATCCAGAATCTTTTATTTCACAAATTACTGTAAAGGTGCCTTCATAATTTGCAACAGTTAAAGCCTTGATGTTATTTGAAACATCATCCGGATAGTCGGTTGCATCCGCATACATATATTGTTCATAGGTAAGTTCACTTCCTTCAGGCTTCTGGGAATTGGTCTGAACTGAAGCTTCAGTGGTTTCTTCTATGGTTGTAGCTTCTGTAGTGGCCTTGGTTGATACTTCCTTTGTAGTAGTCTCTTCATTTTCTCCGCAAGCTGAAAGTATAAAAATCATAGCGAGAAAATATATTATAATATACTTTTTCATTTTCGTTACCTCCTTAATTGTTTTTTCGTTATATATATTATTCCTCATAACTATTAATAGAAAGGAGGGTAATATATATGGATAACCTAATAAACCTTATCAAAAGGTTGTCTGAAGAACAGGTGGATGCAGTTATTAATTTTGTTGATGAATTAAGTAATCAACAAACTGAAGAGCCTGATCCAATTGTTCAGGAGACAGATTAAGCATCTTTTCATAAAGAAGAAGCTGCTTAGGGCCTAGAGTATCTCTAGGCTCTTTTTCTGTTGTTAAACCTGTCTCAAGCTCTTCGATAGAAATTTGAAAATAATCGGCAATTCTAGAAAGAGTGGCATTTCTAGGATTCGTTCCTTTACTCCATCTTGTTACTACTGACCTTTTAAAGCCCATTTCTTCAGCTGCTGCTGAAGGGGAAATGTTTTTTTTGTTACATTGTTTCAAAAAATTCTCGTAAAACATACATTCACACCTCTTTTCATTGTGTATTTTTAACAAAGTGTGAACGAAAGCAACATTTTAGCTTGACTTGTTGCGTATGTTTACAATATAATCAAAAAGGAAGTTGCGAAAGTTAACACTTGTTAAGTTATTATGAGTGTCGCAATTCAATAATAGCATTTAATGTTAACTTTTGCAACATTTCCAATAATAATTTTGAAAGGAGAACAGTTATGAAGGAAGCATGGACTGGTGAATTAATTGGGAAGATGCATAACAACAATGTTACTTATACAGATCTTGCAAATGAACTGAATGTAAGTAAGGGTTATATTTCCATGATCCTGAATGGTGGCAGAAATCCTTCTGGTGCAAAAGAAAAGCTGGAAAATGCTTTTTTAGTGATTCTCCAGAAGCGAACAGCTGAGAGTTAGAAAGAAGGTGGGTATATGTACCTTAGACCTAAAGACTTAATGGCTAAGTATTCCATATCCAGAAGCATGGTTAATAAGATCATAGATGAAATGATTGCCCTGAAGAGATATCCATCATCTGCAATTATTGGAGCTTCAAGATGTAGAAGAATAGATCAGGATGCATTTCAAGACTATTTTGAAAATATGGAATGGCTTAGACACCCAAATATGCGTAAATTCGTAAAGCCCTACAAAGTATAAGGAGAAGAAGACTATGGCAAAAAGAATATTGGAGCGGTTGTATGTAATATGTGTTTTGGCTTATCTGGTATTGCTTCCTCTGAGCTATTGGAACCATCTGAAGATATTGTTTGGAATGTCAATTGCTTTGGGAGTGATTGCTTTAGTCCTTTACATAGAATGGACCAAGGTTGATATCAGAGATAAGGAGCTGGAAGAAAAATATGGGCAGAGAAAAAGAAGAAATAATAAAACAGTATAGAAATCTTCTCTATAATGAGCATCCACATAAAAGAGCAGCGGAAATGACAGCGGATCTATTTGGAATAGATACCGAAACAGTAATAGCAATCTTGGAAGATGCTAATGTCATTCCGAATGTTACTCCCCCTAAGAATAATATTTATAGTCATTTTGGTTCGTTCCTGGAATCGTCAGCGGATGCTTATTATAGAGAGTTATGTAAAAAGAAAAAAGAGCTTGAAGATAATAAAGCTTCTATTCAATCACAGATCAACAGTATTGATAAGAAGATGAAAGAGGTAGAAGGCTATGCTCAGGAGATATTGGAGATAAGAGATGCAAGCAAGAAAGCCAACAAGAAATGAAAAAGAGCGTATAGAAAAACAAGGCCTAGATTGGAGAATGTGGCTTGTGCTTCCTTCCAGTACTCCGGATACACTGAAAATTGTTAATAGGGAATCCGGAAAGGAGAGACACCTAAAATGGCAAAGAAAATAGATAGTTATGTGGAGTCTCTGCAAAAGATACCTCTAAATGAAAGAATAAGGCTTATTAATAATCTGGAGCAGAAGGATATCTTCATACAGGATCAGTTGAAGGATTTAGTGGTTGTTAATCACGAACATGAGTTCCAGGAAGATGGAACAGTAGACATCATATATTACATGGTTAAAAGGGGAGCGGATCTAATGAATAAAAGCACTGTTATATATAAGGATAGATATTCTGCAAGAAAAAGAAGAGAAACAGCAGCTAGAGAACATAAAAAGAGAAGGCGAAGAGCCTAAAGACTCAATCGCCTCCGCACAAGGTTAAACTAAATATGACTTTTATATTATATACCATTATGTGCGGTTTTTCAATAAAACAGAGGGAGAAAATCCCTCTTTTCTAGCAATATAAGTATATTAAAGTTAGTAGGATATCATAATGGCATATATAGAAAAGACATACAAATCAGATAACTACATAGAACATGAGATCCTGTTCAGAGGTAAGTATGGAGCTAAGGGCGAGAAAAGGAAACCTAAGCGGAAGGCTTCCTCTGAACAAATAAAAAAACAGAATCAAAGAAATAGAGAGAATAGACTTAGAAGAACTACTCAGCTGAATTTTTATCCAAATGATATCTGGTTGACACTTAAATATCCTGCTGGTACACGCAAAGGACTTGATGCTGTAGAAAAGGATGTTAAGAAATTTCAGGATGGAATGAGGAAAGATTATAAGAGTAGAGGAGAACAGTTCAAGTGGATTAAGAGAATAGAGATTGGAAAAAATGGAGGGATCCATGTTCATTACGTCATAAATAGAATCTTTGGAGCGGAATTACTCATATCTAAGAATTGGCCATATTATAGCCACTATGCCTCCATCACTGAAGAAGGTGGAATGGAGAAGCTTATAAGCTATATGGTCAAGCCTATTCCAGAAGAAGTTGAACAACTTGAATTTATCCCCACAAACGAAGTGAAGAGATGCATGAAGATTGGAACATCCAGGAATCTTACTAGACCAGAGCCTGAAGTGAAGGAATACAAACGAAAGACCGTCAAGAAAATAATTGATGAAACCCCTATTCCTTGCAAAGGCTTTTACATAGATAAAGACAGTATAGTATATGGATTGAATCCTTATACTGGTTATTCATACATAAGTTACAGAGAAATTAGAAATAGAGTAATCAAGAGAAATATAAGATTACCGGATAAAACATAGGAGAATGATTATGAAACCGAAGATATTAATATTGCTACTGTTGGTGGCAGCGTTTATGTTGCCAGATCTAAGTGTGCAGGCATCCAGTAACAGTTCTGAAAGTGTAATTGAGATAAATTACCCAGATTGTAATCCGGATGCTCCAATACCTGAAAAGCCTCATCTAACAAAAAACAGTGGTGTATTTGCAGGTCCTTCAGGAACCGAAAAATATTATAACCTTCCCATGGGCAGATGCATCACTGAGATGAGGAATATGGGATATACAGTTGAGGAATATCCATATTACATCAGGGAAGATGGTGCAAAGATGTTAGGAAAGTATGTCATGTGTGCAGCGGATATAAGCTGGAGACCTAAAGGAACTATTCTGGAAACTTCTCTTGGAATGGCCATAGTGGTTGATACAGGTTCATTTAGATACTCAGATAGTAATATGTTAGATATGTGCGTGGATTGGTAGGTGCTTTATGGTAGCAAAGAAAACACAAGGAATGGTCAGTACAAGAATGGGAGCGCATTTTACATCAGTAACTATAAGAGCTGAAAAGACGCAAGAGTTTGTATCTCTAAGTCTGGGAGATGATTCCAGAGAGATTCTTATCCAGGTGCCATATAGTGACGTAAAAGCGGTTATAAGAGAAGTTTATAAAAGAGGTTGATATGAAAATCAAAATGCATAGTGCATATAAGCACTTTCCAGATCGAGAACCTGAAGAGGGCGAAGCTTACATAAATTGTTATAACGATATTAACTGTATGACTGAAGATATTGCGCCAAATAGTATTGCTCTTCTGATAGAGCCTAGAAGTATCTTTCCTATGGTGTATGACTGGATGGCCATACATTACAAGAAATTTAAATATGTATTTACACATGACAGCATTTTGTTGAACAACTGTGACAATTCAAAAAGAATCCTATATGGTGGAGGGTTTGGAGGAATATCGGAATATCAGATAACTACAAAGAGTAAGGAGATATCGCTTTGTTCAAGTCATAAAACATTATGTGAATTGCATTATGCTAGGACACATCTTGCTGAAGTATTAAAGGATAGCCTGGTAGTAGATACTATGGGAACCTTTGATGGTGGTGAATATGTATCAGCAGATAAGATTTATCAGGACTATAGGTTCTCAATAGCTATTGAGAATTATATTGATGATTGGTGGTTTACTGAGAAAATCTGTAACTGTTTTGCGAATAAGACAATTCCAATCTATGTGGGAGCAAGGAAGATAGATAAGTTATTTAATCCAGATGGAATTATACATTGTGTAAATGTTCTTGATGTAATGAGCAGAATTGAACTGATAGATCCATCTAGTTGGAGAGATATATATCAACAGAAGCTGGGAGCGGTACTGGATAATTATCGCTTAGTAAAAAAATATGCAAGATTTGAAGATTGGTTCTTTGCTGAATATGGAGAATTACTAGAAGAAATGAGGAGCAGTACATGAAATATATTTTAATGTGTGGCGGTCAATATAAAAAATGGTCACAACCTAGACAGCTAACAGAGATTAACGGAGAAACTGTTGTGGCCAGAACTATAAGACTGCTTAATGAAAATGGAGTGAAAGATATATATATAAGTGCGACAGATCCAAGATTTGATGAATTGGGTGTGCCGATAATAAAACATAATAACAATTATAAGACAGCAGAATATGAAGGAGATATAGGTCATTGGGTAGATGCTTTCTATCCGACTATGGAAAAAGCCTGCTATATATTTGGAGATGTCTTATTCAGTGAAGATGCAATTAAGACAATAGTTGAAACCAAAACTGATAGTATTGAGTTTTTTGCATCCGCTCCACCATTTGACGAAAGATATATAAAGCCTTGGGCAGAACCTTTTGCTTTTAAAGTAGTGGATCAGGCTAAGTTTAGAGCTAATCTTGTTATGACTAAACAGCTGGAAGCAAATGGGTTCTTTAGTCGAAGACCTATTGCCTGGGAATTATGGCAGGTTATTAAGGGAACACCATTGAATATTATTGATTATACGAATTATACAGTGATCAATGACTGGACCTGTGATATTGATGAGCCGGAAGATATAGAGAAGATGAAGGAGTTTGTATGAGTAAGGAAAAACCTGCATTAGGGATAATGCCATTTTACATTGCTTATGATGAAAGAATAAATGAATTATCAGAAGCTATAATACGCTGCAATGATACAAGGAAAATAAGGGCATATGCATTTGAAATAGTTAAGCTGTGTAATTTGATTGATGATGTCAGAAAAAGCAATGAGGATTTAGGAGTATGAGTATCAAGTTTTCAATAATCATTCCCTGTTATAATGCTGAACCTTATGTAGGTGAACTTCTTGAATGCTTGGATAAGCAGATGAAAGAGACAGATGAGGTTGAAGTTATTCTGATAGATGATGGTTCAGAAGAAAATATGCATTCTAAGTATCAGCTTAAATACACATGGCTAAGAGTATTCAGACAAGAAAATCAAGGATGCAGCAAGGCAAGGAATGTAGGAATAGATAGAGCTAAAGGAGAAGCTATAGGCTTCATTGATGCAGATGATCTGGTATCAGATAACTATATAAAATTTGTATTAGAAGCTCTGAAGAATAAAGAGTGGGATTATATAGATTTATCCTGGAAGTCTTTAGAAAATAGCAAATACACATATAAATTAAAAAGTGATAAGGATAGTCTTCCAAATCCTTCAGCTTCAACAAGAATATTTAAAAAAGAATTTATTGGAGCGGTCCGCTTTCCAGAAAATAAAGATGCAGCAGAGGATGAACATTTCACCAGGCATCTGAATTTGAAAAGAGGTAAGCATATATGTGCAACAGACTATATGTATTATTACAGGATTAATGTTCCAGATAGCGGATCTAAAAGATATGTAAGTGGAAGAACAAAGACAAAAAGAATTGCATATTACTTCAAAATGATTACTGAAGACATGACCTGGCTTATTGATGAAGTTAGAGAAGAGGATAAATTGAATGAGGTTTATATTCTCACATTCAAGAATATGCTTCCAGAACTTGAGAAGTATGCTCAGATAATAAGTCCAACAGTGGTAAACGCACATGAGATGAGGGGAGAGCCTAACAGATACTTGAATAAGATTATACCAGCGAAAAAAGCACAGGTTGTTATATATGCTGGAGTAACACATAAGGTGGATGGTATAGCAACATTCATATATGACTTTATAAGAAATATGTCTAAACATTATGACATCCTTGTCCTTTATGATCAGATGGATGAGGAAAGAATTATGAGGATGGTTCCTTATGTGCCAGTAGAAAAGAATAATCCTAGAGTACAGATAAGCTGCGATACTCTGATTACAAATAGAATCCATGAAAAGATTCCAAGGAATATTGAATATAAGCAGAGCATTCAGATGGTTCATGCGTGCAGGTGTGATAATCCATGGGAGCTTCCTAAAGACAGAGATAAATATGTGTATGTCAGCAAAGTAGTTCAGGATGATTGGGGAGCGGAATTGGATAAGTCAGCTGTAATCAATAATATGACTTATTCAGAAGAACCAACAAAAGCTTTATTACTTGTTACTGCATCAAGGTTGGATACAGATGAAAAGGGTGAAGACAGGATGAAGCAGCTTGCAAGGATTATGGATAATCAGAAGATTCCGTATATCTGGTTATATTTCTCCAATAAAGAAATTAGGAATACATCTCCAAATCTTATTAAGATGGATCCTGTACTTAATATTATGGACTATGTGAGCAGAGCGGATTATCTGGTCCAGTTATCTGATACAGAAGGATTCTGTTATTCAATGGTTGAAGCGTTAGATCAGGGGATACCTGTTATAACAACTCCGCTTCCGGTGTTGAAGGAGATAAAAGTTGTAGATAAAGAAAATGCGTATATCATTCCATTTGACCTGGAAGGATTTGATGCAAGCATATTCCTGGAGCGGCTGCATCCGGATTACAAATATAACAATAAACCATTGATAACAAAATGGAAGAAGCTTCTGGGTAATAGCAAGCCTACGAAAGATTATTATGAACCGGATAAGCTGGTAAAAATAAAAATCATAAGAAGATATGAGGATACTATACTTCACAGAATAGTTGAAGCTGATGAGATCCTTGAAGTGAATTATCTTAGAGCTACTAAGATTCAAAATGCAAACTTCGGAATTATAGTTGAATGATTAAAATAAAAAACGTTACAGATAGTAACTATTGATTTGGTATTGAGTGGCTGGCTAAGTCCAGCCACTAGGAAGGAGCAATATGGAAAAGAGTTATTTTAAGACGGAATTGCAAGGAGATATGCTGCAGCATCATCCGAATAATCCAAGAAAGAACCTGGGAGATCTTACAGAACTTAAGAAGTCCATAGCGAAGAATGGGATCCTGCAGAACCTTACTGTAATCCCGGTGGATGCAGAAGGGGATGATGTAGATATAGATAAGGCTGTATGCTATTACGTACTGATCGGAAATAGAAGATTTGAGGCTGGTAAGGATATTGTGAAGAGCTTTCCGGTAACAATCATTGAGGGATTATCTCAAAGAGAACAGCTTTCAATAATGCTGGAAGAAAATATGCAGCGTAGTGATCTTACAGTTATAGAACAGGCTGAAGGCTTTCAAATGATGTTGGATCTAGGCGAAACAGTAAATGATATTGTTGAAAAAACTGGATTCAGCGAAACAACTGTATATCATAGACTTAACATAGCAAAACTTGATAAAAAAACATTGAAGAAGAAGTTTGAGGATACAGAGTTCCAGCTTACCATTACAGACTTATATGAGTTGGAGCGGTTGCAGAATGAGAAGGATAGAAATAAGATCCTGAAGGAAGCAAGAAGCTCTAGAGAGATAAAAAGACTGGTTAATGATAAGCTGGACGAAATTCAAAGTAAAGAGGCTAGTGCTAAGGTTATAAGACTACTTGAAGAGGCTGGAGTAGAAAAAATGCCAGAGACAATGGAGAGGAGCTATTCATATTATTCGCATTATGAGAATATAAGGGATTATGAATTGCCAAAATGTAAGCTTCCTAAGAAACTTAATATCCATAAGAGTACGAAGGAAAAGCCTGTATATTACAGAATATGCAAAAACTATTATGGGGTTCCATATAGAATAGAGGTTTATGAAAAGAAAGATAAATCATTACCAAATGGAGAAAAACTATCTGAATACGAAATCAAAAAGAGAAAGCGAAAAGAACTTCGCAAGAGACTTGAAGAAGGTAAACGAGAGATAGATATAAAACTTAGGATGATAATAGCATCCATTCTGGAAAAGAAGATAATTGCAGGCACAGGTATGGATGGAGAACCTGTTGAAATAGACGAAATAAAAACCTGTGAGAAATTATGGAATGATATAACTGAAGAATGGTGCCAGTTTAGCAAGGAAGATCTTATCTTTAGTTGGACTAAGAAGACCTGGCAAAGCATGGAGAATAAGGAAAGACAGACATATTATGACTTATGGGAAAAAGCAAAGCCTAGTCTGATAGATCAGATGATGTTTGCATTAATACACAGGACACTTATCAAGGATGTTTGGGATTGGGATTTGAAACTAAATGGCAGATCTGAATCATATATTAAAATATTTGATAATCTTGATGATATATATGGATATGGTATTCCTAAAACATTCAGGGATTTTATGAATGGCAAAGGAGAGTGCTGGAAAGCTATTGAAGAGGCTAGAGAAGCTAAGAAAATATAATTAGCAATTATTGGCACTTTTTACGCGCACGCGCACGCGTAAGGGCAAGGAGGAGAGTATGACAGATAAAGAAATCAAAGATCTCATTGAAGCTACAGCCAGAAGAGTTGTACATGAAACAAAGAGACAAATGATAATCAATGATATTGATAAGATGGCTGAAAAAGATATATCAGACATGCTCCGCTCGCACTTCCATACCAAGAGGAATAAGAAGCTAGATAGAGCATTAAGTGATATTAGCTATGATCCATATTATCAGATAATTAATCTGTATTATAAAGAAAATGAGAAGATAGAGAATATAGCGGAGCTGATGCAATGTGATATATCTACTGTGAGCAGGAATAAAAAGAGATTATGTAGGATGCTGTATAGAAAGATTATATGAGGCTAGGAAGAATGACAAAACAGGAAGCCGATTTCATAGGTTCAATGAATATGTGCGGTGAAATAAGCAACGAGGCATATAAGAAAATAATGTGTAATTGTGAGGTTGAAGAGCAACAGCCTTACGAGGATTGTATATGCAGAGCTGAAGCCTTAAAAGCTATCGAAGAAGAAAAGCTAGATTGGGGAAATGCAGGTGTTGAGGCTATTGATGGATGTCTTGAAGCGGTCGAAAATTTGCCATCCGTCACACCGTCAATTCCAGACGTGGAAAATGATTTCAACCTAGGTTACAACTGCGGATATACGGATGCAATGATTGATATTGCAGAAAGTGAGGAATAATGAAACTAATAGATAAAATAATTAAAATTCTTATCAACTTTAAATACAAGAGAGAGCCATTTATGGCATGGAGTTGGGGAATAGATGATATACATGAAATCAATATAATAACAGCAGAGTATTATAATGACCATTATAGATATGGCACTTCATATGGTGCTTTTACAGAGAGTGAGGAATAGATAATGTCAGATATAGAATTAGTAATCAAGATACCCGAAGAATTATATAAAACATACAAAGACAGACCACCTATGCTTGGTGATACAGGAATGGATATGATTGCACAATCAATAGCAAATGGAATACCATTAGAAAAGCTAATAGGAACTGAAATACTAAAGGCAAAACAAAACATTACGGTAGGCAAAGAAGATTACAATATGGGAATTTATGTAGGACTTATAAAAGCGTTAAATCTTTTTGAAGATAAGGAAAGTGAGGATGTGGAATGACAAGAGAAGAAGCAATAGATTTTGGTGAAATGTGGCTAGATGTGAATGAAGATACTAAAGATAGTGATACATATATGTTTATAGAGTTAGCCACCAAGGCATTAGAACAGCAACCTTGTGATGATGCAATTAGTAGAGCCGATGTACTTGAATTTTTAAAAGGATTTGAAATATTACATAATCACGATGAATTAAGAACTAATTTAATTTATGGAATTATGAGTTTATCACCCGTAACACCACAGCAGACAAGGTGGATTCCAGTAAGTGAAAGGTTGCCCAAATATGGTAAAGATGTATTGACTTGTAGTAATGATGGATTTATTGAAATTCAAAGCATTGAAAACGATGTCTGGGATGAATACAATTACTGGGAAAATCAGAATGGTGCTTGGAGTGACTTTGATGAAGTTATAGCATGGCAACCATTACCAGAACCATACAAGGCAGAAAGTGAGGATAAGGAATGAGAATAAAAAATAATAGATTTGCAATATTGCCCCACACTTGCAGTAAGTGTGAAAGAACATTTTGGTTAGAACCCTATAAGCATTACAAGATAGAAAGATGGTCATTTACAGGATGTGTGACGTTTGTAACAAATCTCTGCAAGGATTGTGGCGAAAGTATAGATGAGACAGAAAGTGAGGATAAGGAATGAATTTTGAATTAGGAAAAGAATATATCGTAAAGGTATCTGAAGAGGGCATAATCCCTATTGAAGAATTTAGGTCGGACAGATTTTTTGATATAGAATCATCCGATTTGGATTTTCTGACAGATGAAGAAAAGACATTTGTTATCAATGATGTACTTGATAAGATAAGAGCTGAGATTGCCGAATATGGTTCTATAATGGTGGCGTATGCCATTACTGAGGACACCAAAACAGATAAAGGTATTGAAAAATTGGTAAGTGATGTGCTTTCAGAGACTAAAAGGCAAGTACTTGATATTATCGACAAGTACAAGACAGAAAGTGAGGAATAGATATGATGAATAAAGAATGTAAAGATTGTGATTATTATTGTGATGGTGCTTGTTTATGTTCACCACTTGATAAATGGTATGCGTGTCAAATAGAGTCGAGCAAGCCAGAAAATCAGCAAGCATTAAGAGAATATGCAGAGCAAGTTAGAAAAAAGACTAATGGAGACGTAATAATGGCTATGTTTCCAGATTGTCGACCTTGCATCGGAACAGAAATGGTAGACACCAATATAGCTATTTTTGAGATTGAGTGGTGGAATGCGCCCTATACTAAGTGAGGTTAGGAAAGTAGATAGTATTCTGAATACATAAGAGAAGATAAAATAGAAAAGGCAAAACCTTTAGTATAACTTGAATTAGAACGGTGCGAAATCAAATGAGCTTGAAATGCAATAATATGAGCCTGAAAGGAATATTATGAAAACGATTATAAGCAACAACTGCAGTGGAGCATATATGATGCGAGCATTAAATATTAAATATAATTCACCAACAATATTCCTTCAGGTGCTGCCTGATGAATATCCTAAGTTTTGCAGTAATCTTAAAGAGTATATGCAGGAGGACCTGATAGAATACAAGGATTATTCTGATAAGCATATAGAAAGTATGAAGAAGCTTTTGGGAGAAGTGCCTGGATTTCCTTGTGGACTTCTGGGGGATGTTGCTATTTTATTTCAACATGAGAAATCATTTGATGAAGCTAAAAGGAAATGGGATAGAAGAAAAGAGAGAATAGATTGGAATCATATTGGATATATGTTCTGCTTAGAGTTTTCTGCTTTTAAGGAAGCTGCAAAAGAGTATGGAGAGCTTAGGCTTCCTCATTCTGTATTATTCACCAGAAGTTTTGATGTGGATGTGCCTATTGAACATTACAGATATGATGTTCCGGTTGATAGTGAGTATCTGGCTATCAGATCTAATGGCAAGTTTGTATTTGAATCTTATTTTGATAGAGAGACCTGGTACAAGGAAATATGACCTGGAAGAAAGGAAAGAAGAATGGATGCTAAAGAATTGACAATAAGATATAACCAACTTAGTGAAGAATATCAGAATACAAAGAAGACAGTGGAATATCTGGAACAAGAAGTTAGTAAGTTAAGAATGCTTGTGGATGATATGAGCTGGGAAATAAAAAATATAACAAAGAAATAACATATGGAGCGGAATAACATCCGCTCTTTTTTGTGCAAAAAGGCAGAATGGGAGAATGTAGATACATTATGTAAAATAAAATCGGAGGTATTGGATGATGAAGGAAAACTTTGTTAAGTGGGCAAAAGCTGCTGGGATAAGAGCAATTAAAACATTCTTTCAGGCATTTGGTGCAGGAATAGTTGTTGGAGCTGGATTCAAGGATTTAGATTGGCCGGCTCTCATTTCGGTTGCAGTAGTTGCAGCACTCGGATCCATATGTACATCATTTGCAGGATTACCTGAAGCGGAGGATAAAGAGAATGATTAGTTATATCGTCTCAATAGTAATGTCCGTAGTATCAGGATTATTGTTGGCTATAGTCAAGGGCCTTATAGATGACAATAAACAACTTAAAGCTAAGAAAAAAACTGAACAGGAAGTCAGAGAGAAAGCTATGCAAGATGGAATGATGCTACTTCTGAGAGTTCAGCTCATACATATGCATGATCAATATATGCGTGATGGTAATGGCATTATTCCACCAGAAGCCTATGATAACTTCTCTGAGATGTATGATGCATACTCTAAGCTCGGAGGGAATGGGATGGTTAAACATATGAAAGAGGCTATGGATAAGCTACGTCTGGCTAATCTGAAAGAAGGATAGGGATGATGCATAGTGGCAACAAAGAAAGCTAAAGGCAGACCAAGTAGATATGATTCCAGAGTTAAGCCATACCTTAAAGAGATTAAGGAATGGCGAGTTACTATGACAGAAGAACAGATAGCAGAGACATTAGGAGTAGGATATTCAACCTTTAGGAATTATAAGGATGAGCATCCGGAATTAGTTAAGGCTTTGGAGATAGGAAAAAGAAAACTGGTGGCTAATCTTATGAGCAGTATGGTTAAACTTGCTACTGGTTATCAATATGACGAAGTAGAAGTAACTGAAGATGAAAAGAATGGGAAGACTGTTAAGACTAAAACCAAGACTCAGCCTCCAAATGTTGTAGCAATAGATAAGCTCCTGAAGAATCTAGATCCTGAGAATTGGACAGATAAACCAAGAGAAATAATTATCAAGGAAAAAGAATTAGAGTTCCAGAAAGAAAAGTTTGAAAAAATGGATTGGTAAAAGCTATGAAGATAATAGATGTCTCAACTCATAATGGAAAGATTGATTGGAATAAAGTTAAAGGAAATATTGATGGAGTTATTATTCGTGCAGGATATGGCCAAGGCAATGTTGATAAGAGATTCACAGAATATATTAAAGGCGCAATAAGTGCAGGGATTCCTGTAGGTATCTACTGGTTTAGTTATGCTTATACAGTTGATATGGCAAAGAAGGAAGCTGCATATTGCAAAGAGATTATTGATAAGTATAAAGACTCTATATCTCTTCCAGTATTCTTTGACTGGGAGTATGACTCTATGAACTATGCTAAGAAGAGAGGGGTTAATCCTTCCAAGAGTCTTATTACAGATATGAACATAGCATTCTGTAGAAAGATGGATGACTATGGATATAAAGCTGGTTACTATGGCAGCGTTGATTATTTAACAAACCATATTGACACATCAAAGCTTAACGGATATTACAAGTGGCTTGCCTGTTATGGTAACAGCACTAAGGGATTGTCATATGACTTATGGCAGTATAGCGATAATGGAAAAGTATCAGGCATATCTGGGAATGTAGATATGAATACTGGAGAACTTGAATGTGAAGCGGAGGATAATGGAATGCAGATCATAAAGTCAGGAGATAAAGGAAAGGCTGTAGCAATATGGCAGATCATAGCTGGAGCTTATCCTGATGGAGAGTTCAAGAGCGAAACAAAAAAAGCCACAGAAGAGTTCCAGAAGTCTCATGGCCTTACAGCTGATGGAGTAGTAGGACCAAAGACGTGGGCAGAAGGATTCAAGAGTGTAAATGTATAGCTTAAACAATTTCTATAAAAGCAAAGAATGGCAGAAGCTTCTCACAAACATTAAGGCAGAAAGACTTAATGAAGATGGGGAGCTTATCTGTGCGTATTGTGGAAAGCCTATAGTCAGAGCTTATGATTGCATAGGACATCACAAGATATATCTTACTGATGAGAATATAAATGATTATGAGATAAGCCTAAATCCTATGAACGTTGAGCTGGTGCATCACAAATGTCATAACAAGATACATAATAAGTTCGGACATTCTAAGAGAGAAGTCTTTCTGGTTTGGGGTTCACCTTGTTCTGGTAAAAGTTCTTATGTTGAATCGGTTATGTCAGAAGGGGATCTAATAGTTGATATGGATAACATATGGCAATGTGTATCAGGCATGGAGCGATATGTAAAACCAGCAAGGCTCAACTCAGTTGTATTTAAGATAAGAGATGAACTACTGAATGCGGTTAAGTATAGGATAGGCAAGTGGAACAATGCATATGTGATAGGTGGTTATCCATTCCAAGGTGAAAGGGAAAGAATATGCACTGAGTTAGGAGCAAGGGATATTTTCATTGATACTGGAAAAGAAGAATGTATTTCTCGTTTAATGAATGATTCTGATAGAGATTTAGTTGAATGGCAAAAATATATTGAAGACTGGTGGGGAAAATTCCTTCCAACATCCCCCCACATTTAAAAATTTTTAAGCCTTGGGTAGACTGTCGGAGGGGTATCATCTTTCATCAAAGTCGAAAAAATGAGATTTTTGTTTTTGGAAAAATAATAAAAAATATAAAAGAATTGCAAATAATGCCAAAAAATCTGAAAGAATTGCAAAATGGGAAGAAGAGAAGAATTACTTAAAGCTATTGATAATGACATCTCACTTATATCCCTAGTGGAGGATATGGTTTACCTGGAAGGAGAATTGGAGAAGCTGCGAAAGCTTCCTATGATCAGAGTAAATCCGAAAGATAATAGCCAACAAAAGGCTACTCCAGCATCTAAGATGTATAAGGATTTCCTTCAGCAATACAGCAACATAGTAAAGATACTAATAAGAGCTACTGGAGCGGATGCAAGTGATGATGATTCGCCTCTGAGAAAGTGGATGAATGAGCATATTAGTAAAGAATAAAACAATATGGACTCCGGATAATTCATTTCTCCTGGAATATCATTCAAGGATTGCGAGCGGAGAAATAATAGCTGGTCAAGAGCTATGGATGGAACTTGAGAATCTTGCAGAAGATTTTTCAGATGACAGATATGTATTTGATACGGAAGATGCAAAGCTCAGAATGGATTTTATGGAGCATTGCGTAAGGCTAACCAAGAGTCCATATTATGGACAACCAATGGTTTTGATGCTTTGGCAGAAGGCCTTGATAGAAGCTATTTATTCATTCAAGATGAGTGATTCAATGCTCAGGAGATTTCAGAAAGTTTTGCTATTGATTGCCAGGAAGAATGCAAAGAGTGAAACCTGTGCTGGATTAGGATTATCAGAGTTCTTTGTGGGTAATGCAGGACAGACTATATGCTGTTCATCAAATGATGATAGCCAGAGCAAGATTATTTATAACAAGATAGATAAGATGCGAGAGATGATTGATCCTCGTGATTTGGACTCTGGAAGAAATCAGAGTCATATATATAACAAGATTAGTTCTTCTGAAGTAATCAAGATATCAGACCGGACCACAAACAAAGAAGGAAGAGATATAGATCTATTCCTCTTGGATGAGTCTAATATGATGAAGACCAATGATATTGCAATGGCTGGAGAGCAGTCACAGTCATTAAAGGATGAACCATTATTCATAGATCTAACTACAGAGGGATTTGTAGCGGATGGATATCTGGATGGAGAACTGAAAGCTGCAAGGAGAGTTATCAGTAAAGAATATGATGAGGATGACCAAAGTTCTCTCAGGATGCTTCCCTGGTTATATACTCAAGATTCAGAACAGGAAATCTGGCAGAATGAGAAGTCTTGGATGAAATCAAATCCATCTTTAATGTATGGAGTAAAGAAGTGGGATTATCTGAGAAAACAGATTGCAGCTGCTAAGAGTGACAAATCAACAAGAATATATGTTCTTTGTAAGGATTTTAATATTAAGCAGAATACAGTTCAGAGCTGGTTGAATCTTGAAGATTATGACTATGAATGTAGTTATGATCTAAGTGAGTTTGAAGGCTGTATGGCACTTGGAGCGGTTGACCTTGCAGAAACCACAGACCTTTGTTCTGCGAGAATATTAATGATGAGACCAGGAGACTCCAACAAATATATTTTACAGCATTACTTTATTCCTCAGACTAAGCTTGAGGAATCTGATGATAAAGAAGCTGGAGCAAAATATGAGGAGTGGATACAGCAAGGACTTATCACTGTAACAGAAGGAGCGGATGTAGATCTTGCTCAGATAGCAGATTGGTTTTATTCGCTCTATACGGATTATAATATCCGGCTCTGGAAATGCGGATACGATCAAAAGTTTTCAAAGGACTGGATCGCAAGGATGAGCTTCTATGGATGGGAAAAGAATGGAAGTGATCCTGAACTGGTTATAATCCTGCAAAATGCTCAAACATTATCAAATGCAATTAAGTTATCTGAATCTGATTTTAAACATCAGCTTATAAGATATAACAATAATCCGGTTGATAAATGGTGCCTTGGAAATGCATCACTAAAAGTAGATAACAATGGAAGCCTCATAGTTAAGAAGGAGGCAAACAAGAGGATAGATGGAGCTGTTACATATGCAATTCTGTATGAAATGTATAGACGGTTCAGAACTGATTTTAAGAATATGATAAATGGAGGATAAGACAGTGGGCTTATTCGATAAGTTATTTGGGAAGAAAAAAGAAGAACCAGTAAATACAAGCTATGCAATGAGTTTGAATGGGTTTTCTCCGATCTTCTCGCAGTATGGAACAAATGTATATGATTTTGAAGTTGTTCAGCAGGTGATTTGTTGCATAGTTTCAGAGATGAAGAAACTGAATCCAACGCATATAAGAATGAAGGGTGATGATCCAGTTCCTGTAAATGGAAATGTTCAGAACATTCTTAATTATCCAAATCCACTGATGACAACATCAGAGTTTCTTGAAAAGATTACCTGGCTTCTCCTTCTTAACTACAACGTATTTATCATTCCTACATATTATACCTGGACGGATACAGAGTGGGATGAGGATGCAAAAAAATATGTAACAGTAGAAAAGAGAAGATATGAAGCTCTGTATCCTATAAAACCTGTACAGGTGGATTTCATAGAGGATCCTGAGAAGAATCTCTATGTAAAATTTAGATTTGCTAATGGATATGAATCAACTATTTCTTACAATGATGTAATTCATATTAGATATAACTACTCTGTTAATGAATATATGGGTGGTAATGTGGCTGGTCAACCAGATAGAGCAGCTCTCCTGGAAGCTCTTAATATCAATGATACATTGATTAAGGGCGTAGCTAAAGCAATGGAAGCCAGCTATGCGGTCAATGGTGTTTTGAAATATAACACTATGATTGATAAAGAAAAGATGGAAGCTAATCTTCACGAGTTTGAGGAAAAGCTGAAGAAAAATGCTAGTGGAATACTTCCTATAGATTTAAAGCATGATTATATTTCAATGGATAGGAAAGTTGCTTTAGTTGATAAGTCTACTCTTGAATGGATGGATAGCGTAATTCTAAGAACATGGAGAGTGCCTCTTCCAATACTTACAGGAGATTATACTCCACAGCAATATTCCGCATTTTATCAGAGTTGCTTAGAGCCTCTAATTATTGCTATATCTCAGGCTTTTACAAAGAAGATGTTTACACAGAGGCAACTGAGTTATGGCAATCAGATAAAGCTTTATCCTAAAGAATTAATCTTTATGACTGTAGATCAGACTATTCAGATGATCAAGGAACTGAGTCCTACAGGTGCATTATTTGAGAATGAGAAGAGAGTTGCATTAGGACTTAGACCTATGCCAGAACTAGCAGGAAAAAGATATATGTCTCTTAACTGGATAGATGCAGATGAAGCTACAGAGTATCAGCTTGGAAAAGAAGATGATAGTAAAGGAGAAAATACAGATGGATGAGAATATAAAAGATGGAATTAAGAAAGAATTAGAGACTAGGTACTATTCTTTTGAAATTCGTGAAAAAAAAGCGGAGAACGAAGGAGAAAAAATCATTGATGGAAGACCTATAGTTTATGAATCAAAAACAGATTTAGGCTGGTTTGATGAAATTATAGAAAAAGGTGCTTTGGATGAGGCTGATCTCACTGATGTAAGATTCCTGGTTAATCACGATACTAGGATGATTCCTCTTGCAAGAAGTAGAAGAAATAATGGAAATAGTACTATGCAGCTTTCTGTTGATGACGAAGGAATGTTAATTGATTGGGTTAAGCTTGATGTAAAGAATAATCCGACTGCAGCAGCTTTATATAGTGCAGTTGAAAGAAGAGATATAGATGGTATGTCCTTTATGTTTTCAATAGAAGATGAAGAATGGAAGGACCTGGAATCAGACCATCCAACTAGAATAATTAAGAAAATAGGCTCTGTGGTGGAAGTAAGTGCGGTTACATTCCCTGCTTATGATGCCACTTCCATAAATGCCAGAAGCAAGGAAGCATTGGAGAATGCTCGGTCAGCAGTGGAGACTGCAAGACAGCAGAAGGTGGAAGCAGTGGACACTGATAAAGAGCTTGAGCTTGCAAAAGCCAAATATGATTTCAAATCAAGATTTTAATAGGAGGATACAAAGATGAGAAAGAAATATCTTGAGAAGAGAATGAAGAGACTTCAGGCAAAGAAAGAAAGTCTGAAGCAGAGATGTGATGCTTCTACTGATGCAGCAGAGGTAAGAGAACTCACAAGAAGCCTTGAAGAAGTTAATGAGGAAATCGAAGATACTCAGGAAGAGCTTGATGTCATTGAATCAGAAGAGGCAGCAAAGGCTGAGGCTGAAGAGAGAGCAGCAGTTCCTCAGAATGCACAGCTTGTTAATGGCAATGTAGTTGGTACATTTGCAGAAGAAAAGAGAGAGAGCAAAGATATGCTCGCTTCTATTGAGTACAGGGAAGCTTTTATGGCTTTCGTACAGAGAGGAACTAAAATCCCAGAGAAGTTTGAGCAGAGATCTCCAGCAGTTGCTAATACAACAAAGTATTCAGCTGCTATTCCTGTAACTATTATGGATGAGATTATTAAAGATATCTCTGATGAGTGTGGAAATATCTATAATCTTTGTAGACAGCTTAATGTTCAGGGTGGAGTTAAGTTCTCTGTTGCTGATCTGAGTGTTGAGTGGCATTGGCTCGCTGATGGCGGTGTATCAGATACTCAGGATGCTGGAACAGCAAATGCTTATGTTTCATTTGAGTATATTCTCGGTGAAGCTAGAATTGCTGAGACACTTCTCCTTAACATCACTAAGCTTTCAGTATTTGAAACAGAGTTTGCTCAGCTTCTTGCAGAGGCATTCCTTAAAGCTATGGATTATGGAGTAATCAATGGATCAGGAAGCAATCAGATGACAGGTATTCTTAATGATACTCGTCTTACAACAGATCTTGCATCTACTAATGTCATTGAAATGTCAGTTGATGAGATGGATAGCTGGGTAGATTGGAAGCAGAAATTTATCGCTAAGGTTCCTCGTAAGTATAGAAAGAATGCTACATTCGTATTTGCAGGAGAAACAGTAGATGCACATCTTGCTACTCTCAGAGATAAGAATGATAGACCTCTTTATATTGAGGCTGCTGGACTTACTCTTGATGATAGTAATGAAGGTAGATTCCTTGGAAAGCCAGTTCAGATCGTTGATTCATCAATTCTTGATAACATTGATGATGCTGAGGTTGGCGATTATGTAGGTATCTTTGGAGATTTCTCACAGTATGGAATCAATTCAAATAAAGAGTTTGTAGTTGATAAGTGGGAAGATAAGAATACTAACAAGGTTATCACAAGAGGCCTTACAGTAGTAGATGGAAAGATGCTTCTTCCAAAGGCATTCTTCCTTATCAAGAAGAAGGCAGGAACTCCAACTATATAGGAGGATAGACTATGAAAGTAGTTGTTAAAAGAGAGTATATAGATATGCAGTGCGATAAAGTACTCCGCAAAGTTGGAGAGTCTTATGACACTGATAAAGCTAGGGCTGATGAGCTAGAAGGCTTAGGCTTTGTAGATATAGTTAAGGAAAAACCTTCAAAGCCAGCTGAAAAGCCAAAGGCTAGTACTAGAAAAACGAAGAAATAAGGAGGCAGTGCTATGAGCGATACTCCAGTTGTAACACCAACAGTTGCAGATGTGAAGAAGGCTCTTGGAATCACAGGAGAGTATTTGGATGATACCATTCAGATATATTTTGATGAAGTCAAGGAATATCTGAAATCAGCAGGTGTTAAAGAAAAGAATATAACAAAAGGAATTATGGCTCGTGGCGTAGCTGATTTATGGAATCTTGGAGCAGGTGATGGAAAGCTCTCAAATTATTTCCATGAGAGAGCTGCACAGCTTGCTATGATGTGAGGTTGATGATGTCTTATAAGCGATTTGTTAATTACAATGTGCCAATGATATTGTTAGTTCCCATATATACCAAATCAAAAGGAAATGTAGAAAAGACTTATCCGGATATTGAAAAAGTTAAGGATGAATGTCTTTTCTACGGATCCTTTAGAACCTTTGGAGGAACAGAGGTAGATAACAATGGTATTTATACCTTGCAGGACACAGCTAAGATAGAAACCTGGTATAGACCAGATATCAAAGCTGAATGCAGAATATATATTCCTGAGTCAGGGAAAATATATGAGGTAGAAGGTGAACCGGAAGATATTGAAATGAGGCATATGACCACTGTTTTTAATGTAAAGCGTGTTGGAGGTAAGACCTAATGGGAAATATGCTGAGCATAGATTATACGAATTTCAGCGAGTATGCAGAGAGATTGGAAAATCTTGGAGCGGATCTCAAAGAAATATTCGATAAAGCTTTGCTTGAAGCTGCTGAAGAGGTTCAGGATGATACTAGAACAGCTATGGCAGCGGCTAACCTTCCAGCAAAAGGAGCGTATTCCAGAGGAAATACAGAGGCTTCTATAGTTGAACCTGAAGTAGTATGGAATGGTTCTATAGGAGAGGTTAATCTGGGATTTGACAAAGAAAAGCCAGGAGCTGGAGGCTTCCTCATTACAGGTACACCGAAGATGAAGCCTAACACTAAATTAAGTGAAATATATACTTCAAAGAAGTATGAAACAAAAATCAATAAGAAGATAAAAGAAACTTTACAGGATGAAATTGATAAGAGGTTGAATAAATGATTATTGATGAACTAATTGAGCTACTGGAATCATTCAATTATGAAGTGGTGAGACAGGGATCCTATTCTGATCAATCAGAATATCCTGATACATTTATTACATATTGGAATCCAGCAACTCCGGATCATAATTATTATGACAATAATAATTATGGAATTGAGTGGAATGTGGATATATATATTTATTCAACTTCTATTGATACAGCTTATTCGCTTACAGCGAGTATAAGAGCCTTATTGAAAGAAAGTGGATGGAGCGTTCCATCAGCTGGATTTGATATAGGTAGCGATAGTCCTTCTCATGTAGGAAGAGGACTTGAAATTAAAAAAATAGACTATAACAAGGAGGATAAAGTCCATGGACAATGTATTTGAGTATAGAGGTGCAGCGGATCTGGTTTACGCTGAAATTACTAAGGATACATCTGATGAGTTTACTTTTGGTACTGTAAAAGAACTTGCAGGCCTTGCAAAGGTTTCAAAGAAGACTAATTCAAGTAGCAAGACTATGTACTATGACAACAAGGCTGCTGGAACAATCAATTCCACTGGAGCTGATGACATCACTCTTGATGTATCAGGTATTCCAATGGATACTCTTGCAGATATCACAGGTCAGTATTTTGATAGCACAACAGGAATGATGGTTGAGCAGGAAAGAACAACTAAGTATTTTGCTCTTGGTTACAAGACAAAGAATACTAATGGCGAAGAGATCTATGTATGGAGACTTAAAGGAACATTTGCTATTCCTGATCAGGAGAATGCTACTGAGAATGATGGAACAGATTCAAATGGTCAGTCTCTGAGCTATACAGGTATCTTTACTGTTCATAAGTTCACTAAGAATGGTGGCAAGTCTGCAAAGGCTGTTAATGTGAATATTACAGAAGATAAGATTTCTGCATCAGCAATCGAAAACTTCTTTAGTACAGTTCAGACACCAGATAGCATCACACCAAAGACACCAACAGTCTAAATTGATTATATGAAGCAATCAAAGGCCGGAGGCTTAGGCCTCCGGCTATTTATAAAGGGAGAGAATACAAAATGTCAAATAATAATACAATTAAACTGAATGTCTATGATGAAAATGACAAAGTAATCAAGACAGTTACAGCCAAGATGGTAAAAATTAAGTTTGGAACCATAAGGGCAATAATGAAACTGGTTAAGGTAGAAAGCCTTGATAATACTAAAGAACTCCTTCAGACAGTAAGTGATGTATGGGATAAGCTTATAGAAATATTATCTAAATGCTTTCCAGACATGACAGAAGAAGATTGGGAATATGTAGATGTGATGGAACTTATTAGAGTGGTTATGGCAATTATAAGATTCTCATCAAAAAAGATTGAAGAAGTTCCAATGGATGAAGACGAAAAAAACTAGATAGCGGAGAGAAAACTCCGCTCTATGAAGGTTTGTTTAAGATGTCTCATAATTTGTGTAAAGAATATCCGGCTTTATCTCCATTTGAGGTGGATGATATGTCATATAGTGATGTAATAGATCTATATTCGGATATAAGAACAATGCAAATATCAGACAAAAAGAAAAATAAAAAGAAAGAAACTGGTAAAAAGATTTATGTGCCAGCTGGTGATGACTGGTACTAAGAGGATAAATATATGGCTACTTCTGAAAGCACAACAAAATTTAAAGCGGATATAAGCCAGCTTAAATCTCAGATGCAGGCAGCTGCAAGACAGGTCAAGCTGGCTAATTCTGAGTTCAAGGCAGCTACAGCTGGAATGAAGGACTGGAAAACTAACGCTGATGGACTTGAAGCAAAGCTAAAACAATTAAATACTACTCTTTCAAGCCAGAAGTCACAGTTAAGTTTGTTAGAGTCTGAACTCAAAGCAACTACTGAAGAATATGGAGAAAACTCTTCTGCAGCAGACAATGTGCGAATTAAAATCAATAACCAGAAGGCAGCTATAGCAAAAACAGAGGCTCAGTTGGAAGAGTACTCTACAGAGCTGGAAGATTGTAAGAATGGCACAGGTAATTTTGCGGATGAGTTAGAAGATACTGATAGTAGCTTAAAAGATACTACTGATAGCCTAGAAGATACAACTGATGCAACAGCTGATATGTCAGAAGGTTTTACAGTTGCAAAAGGTGTGATGGCTAACTTAGTAGCTGAAGGAATAAAAGCTTGTATATCAGCTTTGAAAGATCTTGCTACAGAAGCTTATGCAGCTTATGAATCTTTTGATGAAGGACAGGATATCATAGTTGCAAAGACAGGAGCTACAGGCGAGGCTCTCAATGAACTTACTGATTCATATGTAAATGTAATGAGTAGTGTTATTACAGAATCAGACAATGCTGGAAATGCAATAGGAACAGTTGCATCTAAGTTTGATTTGACAGGGGATGCCCTGGAAGAACTTTCAACTAAGTTTATAAAATATGCGGATTTGAATAATACTGATGTAGTTACATCCATTGAGAATGTTCAATCTGCTTGTGAGGCTTGGGATATTGAAGCTGAGAATGCAGGGGATGTGTTGGATCTCCTCAATGCAACTTCTCAGGATACAGGAGCTTCTGTAGATTCTTTATCCTCATCTCTTACAACTAATGCAGCATCTCTTAAAGATATGGGATTTAATATTGAAGAAGCTGTATCATTCCTGGGTGATTTGGAAACATCTGGTGTGGATTCTTCAACAGTTCTTGCTGGATTAAAGAAGGCTCTTGCTAATGCTTCTAAGGAAGGAAAAACAACTTCTGAAGCTCTTAGTGAATTACAGACCTCAATGGAAAGTGCAGATTCTTCTGCTGAGGCAACAGTTGAAGCTATGGAACTGTTTGGATCTAAGGCAGGCCCTGCAATCGCTGAGGCTTGCCAAAATGGAAGACTTAACTTCACAGATTTAGGAACCGCAATGACTGATTACATAGGAAATGTAGACACAACCTATGAAGCTACTCAGGATGGAGCGGATAAGATAAAACTTGCATGGCAAGGTGTAAAAACAGAGGTTGGAGCTTTTGTAGGATCCCTTTTGGATGATTATGCTCCAGATATAGAAGATATATTGGATGAGGTTAAGGATGGAGCAAAGGATCTCCTGCAGACAGTAAAAGAAAATGGACCTCAGATTAAAAACACATTGTCCTCAATAATTGATTGGATGAAGGACAAAATAACATGGTTAATTGAGAATTTTGAAGGGATTAAATCAGTGGCTGAGGCAGTAGGAACTGTACTTATAGCTACATTTGCAGTTAGTAAGATAGCTGCATTTATAACAACAATTACAACAATGATTTCCACATTTGCTGCTTTAAAGACTGCTACAGAAGCTGCACAAACAGCTCAGCTTCTTCTTAATGCATCACAGCTTGCATCTCCTATTGGTCTGGTTACTGCAGCAGTTGCAGGCCTTGCAGCTGGAATACTGTATTTGGCATCCAAGACTGAAGAAGCAGAAGGACTTACAGCAGCTCTCACAGATGCAGAAATCGCTCAGATAGAGAAGGTTGATGCTTTAGCAGCATCTTATAAGGAATTATGTGATGCAAGGGATGAAGAGGTTGCTGCAATAGATGCAACATATTCATATTATGATAGTCTGGCTACAGAACTTCAGGACCTTGTTGAGGCAAATGGTGAAGTGAAAGAAGGTTATGAGGATAGGGTAAACTTTATCCTTACAACTCTGAATGATGCTGTAGGAACTGAACTTGAATTAGTTGATGGAGTTATCCAGAACTATGAGGAAGAGGTTGAAGCTATCTATGATGTTATAGAAGCGAAGAAAGCAGAGGCAGTTCTTACAGCTAATGAAGAGGCTTATACTGAAGCAATAACAAATAGTAATGAGGCTCTTCAGAATTATATTACAACTCAGGGAATGTATGAGCAGAATCTATCTGATGTTAATGATCTTCAAAATCAATTAAATAGTCTAAATGATATGACTGTTGAGGATTATGCAGAACTCAATGGCTTAACCTATGATATGGGAAGTGCTGAACAACAGCTTGCAAATGATAAGGAAGATCTTACTAATCAGATTATTGAAGAAAAGGCTGCACTCTATGATTCTAAGCTTGCAATGAATGAGGCAAAAGAAACATATGAGGGATATCAGACAACTATTCAGAATTATGAAGGCTTATCCAGTGCAATAATTAGCGGAGATGCTGATAAGATAAGTGAAGCTTTATTGGAAATGGAGTATAGTTTCCAGACTGCAGAAACGAGTTCTAGAGAAAGCCTTGAACAACAGGTTGTAGATTATGAAACTAATCTTGAAAGTCTAAAGACTGCTATTCAGAATGGAACACCTGGAGTTACCCAGGATATGGTTGATCAAGCTCAATCTATGGTTAATGCAGCTAAGGCTGAACTTGATAAGCTTCCTGATGAAGCTTCGTCTAAAGCAAATAGTGCAGCAAGTGCATATGCCACTACACTTGGATCATCTGAGAATCAGACTAAGGCGCAGACTAATGCGGCGCTCCTTAAAAATTCTGCTGTAACAGGTCTTAGTGGTACATCCGGAGCAAATGAAGCTGGTAATAACTTCACACTTGGATATGTAGGCGGAATGAAGTTGAATCTTGGAGATGTTAATTCAACTGCTGAAGGAATGGGAGCCAATGCGGTAAATAAGTTGAATGAAGGTCAGGATTCTCATAGTCCATCAAATGCAACATATACATCTGGTGAAAACTTTGGTCAAGGTTTCATCAATGGTATGGATAGCAAGTCATCAAGCATATACCAGAAAGCATATAATCTTGCTAAGAGTGCAATATCTGCTTTGAAGGCAGGACAGGAAGAGAGTTCTCCGTCAAAGATTACAAAGCAGAGTGGTGTCTTCTTTGGTGAAGGATATGAAATTGGTATTGTTTCAAAAGTAAAGGATGTAGTTGTTGCAGCAACTGAAATTGCTGTATCTGCAATTAATAGCCTTGATGATAATGATGCTACTCAGAGTGGAGCGGATCTTGTTGCTGGATTTATTGATGGAATAGAAAGTATGTCAGGAGATGTTGAGGATTCTATTTCAGATCTTGGTAAAGGTTCCTTTGTTAAGAGTTTTCAGAATATGGTATCAACTGCAAAACAGGAAATATCAACAGCTTTATCTTCAGATAGTGATTTCTTTGGAGATATGAAGGTTGCAGCAAACATTTCTAGTAGCAGATTTAATGTTCCATCAAGTGGTTCTGGTGCTGTGATCAGTAATGTTACCAACAATTACAATATGAATCAGACTAATAATAGTCCTAAGAGTCTATCTGCATTGGAAACCTTCCAGGCAAGAAGACAGCAACTCTCAATGCTTAAATCAATAATGTAGGAGGCTACTATGTTCTCATTAAGAGTACAAAACGAATATGCTCAGGTCATAGATTTAACTTCTATGACCGAGTATTCAGTAACTGATATAGATGGATTATCGCCAGTAGATGCTCAAATAAATGAGGTAAATACAGCTGGATTTGATGGCGCTGTATTTAACTCTGCAAAAACTATACCAAGGGTTATAACTATAACGTTAGCAATTAATCAGCCTGCAGAGGAGAATAGGCTCAAATTATATACTTACTTCAAAACTAAGAAAAAACATAGAATTTATTATTCTAATGGAACTAGGAATGTGTATATAGATGGATATCTTCAGAGTATGCCTATTGGCTTTTTCGATGAAAAGCAAATGGTTCAATTAGTGTTTAGATGTCCGGATCCATATTTTGGAGATTATGAAGATATTGATACAGATATATCGAATAACTTTAAGCTGTTTGAATTTCCTTTTGATATTAGAACTCCTGTTCAATTCTCTGAGATTAAGATATACAGAAATAAAGTTATATGGAATAAGGGAGATATAGAAACAGGATTCAAAATAGTGATAAAAACAAAAGGAATAACTTGTAATAATATAAAGCTTGTTAATGTAACTACAGGAGAATATATAGGAATAAATACTACATTGAGTCCTAATGAAGAATTGGTTATAGATACTATAGATAAAGAAAAATCAATCATTAAAAGGGATATATATGGAGTAGAGACCAATTATATTAATTATCTTATACCTAATTCGACCTGGCTAAAGATATGGCCAGGTGAAAACGTTTTTTACTTGCTATGTGAAGAGGGATCTGAAAAGAGTCTTGATGGAGTGGTAAAAGTAAAAACATTATATGAGGGCGTATAAATGATATATGTAATGAGAGATAGCCAACTGGATGGGGAAGCTGCTTCTATTGAAACCATAGGATTGCTTGAATCTTATAAGTCAGTAGTATGGGCGGTTCAATATTATGGCCAGGGTGAATTTGAATTAATTACATCTGCAACTCTGAATAATATCGAACTATTAAAAGCTGGTAATTATCTGATTAGAGAAGAAGATTATAAGAATAGTATCTATAATAATGTAATGGCAATACAGGATATAGAAATTATTTATGACAATGAAGATGGAAGCCTCCTGAAGGTAAAAGGCAAGAGCTTAAAAAATGAAATCCTTAAAAAAAGAGTTATTAGTTGGAGATCCTTCTTAGTGGGTACTGCTGAAACAAAGGTGAGAGAGATATTATCATTAAGTTTCTGTACCAGTACAGGAGCTTATGCTGATAAGGAAATCACAAATTTTGTACTGGATGAAGCTAAGGGATACACAAACACGATTAATATTCAGGTTTTGGGAGAAAATCTAGCTGAATGGCTAGAGGAAATTTGCAAAACTTATGGATGGGGATGGGATGTTTATATCAAGGATGGTGAATATCATTTTACTCTGTATAAAGGGGAAGATAGAACCTTGGATCAGAGTGAAAACATTCCTATCATATTCAGTAAAGACTATGACAACTTATTTAATTCTAGCTATAAAATGTATAATTCTAAGTATCAGAACATGGCTTATATATTTGGAGAAGATAATGCTGCTGGAACATCAAGAAAGAATACATCATATAATCCATTAGATGTAAAAGGATTTAATAGGATGGAGCGGTTCATTGATAGTTCAATGTCAAGTAAAGAGGGAGAAACTACACTTACAGATGCCCAGTATTATGCAGTTCTAAAGGATTTAGCAAAGCAAGAATTAAGCCAGATTAAGCTATATGAGTTTGATTGTAATGTTGGAACTGAGGGAATATATAAGATCAATAAAGACTTTTTCCTTGGAGACATTGTTGAAGTAAGGACAGAATATGGAATCGAGGCTTCTTCAAGGATTATAGAAGTAATATATGCAGAAGATGAAAATGGAACATCAATAGTTCCGACATTCTCAGAATGGGAGGTAGAGTAAAATGGTAACATACGGATTCTTTAATTCGGTAGAAGGTGATCGCAAATATGATGCAGATCAGATGTCAGAATACTTTGAAGGCTTAATAGGAAATGGTGTTTATGCTTCAGTAGGAAATGCTCTAGCAGTTGAACCTGATGAAGGCATGAATGTAAGAGTGTTATCAGGTAGAGGAGTAATTAATTGTAAATGGTTAAGTAATGATGCAGCTGTTAGTTTGCCTATTACAGGTAGTGATCCATCTTATGACAGATATACAGCAGTTGTTATGAGGCTTGATGTTGATAACCGATTAATGAAATTGGATACAATAGATGGAACTCCTGCAGCTGAACCTGTAAAGCCAACATTGACTCAGAGTGAATTGATATATGAGTTATGTCTTGCCTGGGTTAGAGTAAATGCAGGAGATGTCTCTGTAGAAGAAGCTAATATAACAGATGCTAGGCCTACAGAAGATTGTGGATGGGTAACTGGACTTATTACTCAGCAGGATGTATCTGATTTGACATCTGATATATATGATGAATTACATACATATGCAGCAGGTGATTATTGTATTAAAGATAATACTTTGCAGAAAAATATTGTACCTACAAATCCGCCTGAAGTCTGGGATCCTACACATTGGGAAGCAACTAATGTGGGAGATGAATTAACAGAAATAAAAAGTAATTTAATTAAGTATGTTGATTATTCTATAACTCTTTCTACCAATCAGAATGTAAGTCCTTTTAAATCAATTGGAACTAAAAATTTGAATGGCGCATTAAGTGGTCATAATATAGTATCACTTACAGTTATGGGCGGTACATCTACTCAAATAGCGTGTCCTAAGTATGTAGAAAGTGGAGATTATATCAATGTATATGGAAATGCCGCTTTTACTTGTACAGTAAGAGTCGGTTATATTTAATCAATTAAAGAAGAGTTTAACGCAGAAAAAGAAAGGAGTCGGAAATGGCTCACGTTATAGCATACAAGGAAAAAATTTATCCAGATAAAATGGCTGGCGGTGGCGGTGGAAGTGGCGGTGGAAGTGTTGAGTTGTTTAATCTAACTTGCGTAGGTTTGAATGGTTATACAGTAATGCTTACTCATACAGATGGCACTGTTATCACACAACCAATTACTGCAAGCCCTCAAACAATAGGTTTTGAACTACCAAAAGCAGGAACGTGGACTGTATCAAACACCAAGAATAGCGAAACATTAACACATATAGTGAATATCACGTCAGATTCATATGGGCATAGTCCTTTGACTCAGCCACTCACAGTAGACGTGGCAAGTGACATAGTTACGCAGACGGTCAACTGCTCGGCAGGATATTATGTAATACTTATAGGCACAACTGGCTATGGCTCGCAGACCTCATTTAACTCGTCAAGCATTAGCGTGACAGATGGAAGCCTTACATATGATAACAAGGTGTTTGCAAGCTCAAATCCTTCTTCTGAAAATTGGTGTTCAGAAATTCGAGTGGCAATAGTAAAAGCAAATGCAAATACAGTTATTAACACGGTGGTCGGAAATGTAGACAGAGGCAGGGTAATGATACTCCATACATCCGAACTAGTGATGCCAGATAATATCGTGGTTGAGGGAACAAATAAAGACTCTCAGTATAGCGCATCATTCATTATGAGCAATGGAGATACTGCATCGGTATTCTGTTTAGGAACAGCAGGACACACAAAGAGTATTACTGGAAATGATTTTACATCCGTTAGCAAATACGATAATGACAATATGTCATATGACTACCTCACTGCTTCCAACGATACTACAGTCAGCATAGCTTACACTGGTGGAACTTCCTATGGTTCTTCTGGGGTAGTTGTACTTAAATAAGTTTAAAGGAGGAACAATGATACAGCAAGCGTGGGAAGTGATAGCCTTTGTATGTGTGATTATAACCACACTAGGAGGCGCAGGGGCTATCATCGTATCAATAATCAAATGGTGGAGACAGCCAGACAAGACGAGGGATGAAATGCTTAAGGAACACGAGAAGAAGCTAGATAATGACCACAAGCGGTTACAAGAGCTTGAGGAAAGCAACAAAATAATGATGCAGTCAATGCTTGCTCTTATGAGCCACGCAATAGATGGCAATCATATTGAGGACTTAAAGCAGGCAAGAGACGATTTGCAGAAGTATCTTATAAGGAGGTAAGAGTATGAAACTACCGAACAAGCTATATGACGTGCTGAAATGGATTTGCCTTATAGCACTTCCAGCTTTATCAACGTTTTATAGTATATTAGCTGGTATTTGGAATCTTCCATATGCGGAACAGATTCCAAGGACAATTACAGCTATTGCATTATTTATAGGTGCTCTGATTGGAGTATCACATATGACTATCAAAAAGGAGGAGAACAATGAGGATATCTAATAAAGGTATAGAGTTAATTAAGCAGTTTGAGGGTTGTAAGCTGAAAGCATACAAAGACCCAGCAGGAGTGCCTACTATCGGATATGGTCACACTGCAGGGGTAAAGATGGGAGATACCATCACGCAGGAGCGGGCTGATGAGCTTCTGAGGGATGACCTTGTAATCTATGAAGGCAAGGTGGCAAAGTATGATGACAAGTATCACTGGAATCAGAATCAGTTTGACGCGCTTGTGTCATTCGCTTACAACATAGGAAGTATTGACCAGCTCACATCTAATGGTCGCAGAAGCATCAAGACTATTTCAGACAAGATACTCGAATACAACAAGGCAGGTGGTAAGAAATTGGAAGGGCTTGTGAGAAGACGTAAGGCTGAAAAGGCTCTGTTTGATGAGGCTGTAGAAGGCGTTTCTACGCAAAAAGAGGAAACCCCTAACACTTCCTCATTTAAAGAAGAAAAAGCCAAGGAAACGCCTCAGAGCGAGTTTAAAATACCATATACAGTAGGCAAGGTATATACAATATCCGTAAGGTCGGCATTGAACGTCAGAAAAGGTGCAGGAAAAGGTTATGCGGTAGTTGGATATAAAAACCTTACACCAGACGGAAGAAAGCACGCAATACCAAGCTCTGGAGCATTAAGAAACGGAACAAGAGTAACTGTGCAGGAGGTTAAAGTCATATCCTCAACAGATGTATGGGTAAGGATTCCTAGCGGATGGATATGCGCAATTGACGGAAATAAGAAATTTGTTGTATAATCAAATTGACTTCTTCATTTTCATTTTACAAACACCTTTCGGGAAATAAGTCATTCAGAAATGAGTGGCTTATTTTTTTATTGAAAATATAAAATTTTTTATAATTTTTTGTTGACATATATTCCGAATAGGTGTATATTGTATTCAGATGGAACACATACAGTACATCGAAAGGAGATAAGGATATGATAAAGATTAAGAAGATTCAGACAGGAAATTGCGATTGCGTAAATTGCGGAAAGAGCGCAGGAAATGATTATCAGCCATATACACTGTGGCACAAGGCTGATGATGAGAAGAGAGGACATAATGAACCTGTATGTAGCATGGAATGTGCAAGGGAATTAGCAAAGGATTATGAATAGGAGGATAGAAAAATGGCAAAGATTAAGTTTGTGAGAGAGTACAAGGCATGGGATGGAAAAGGAAAGATGTATGATGTGATTTATGAGAGCAGAGTGAACACATATTACATCGGTGAGGGTTCATCAGATTTACTTCCAAAGACAGTATTGAAGTATATGGAGCAGGCAAAGGTTAAGATTCAGCATGACAGATGGCATGGTGAGGAGAAGATATACGAAGCATAATTATAAATCCCTGTAGGTAGGTGGCAGACCTTCAGAAAGGAGTGAATATGAGATTCGATTATACTAAAGGACAGGGAGCAAAGTATATGGTAAGCATCCACAGAGAGAGCGGAGATGATTTCTATTATTTCCATTACCATAAGGGAGCAAAGGAGTTATTTGATTCAGCGAAGACCAGAGAAGCAAAGGGAACATCCATCAGCCTGTATGATATGAAACAGGATATCCGTAAAGAATATGTGAGAGTTTGAGGAGGTGCGATATGGATTATATGAAAGGTTGGGAGATAATTCTCAAGACAATGTGTGAACAACAGGGCATCTATCCAAAGGATAAAAAGACCTGTGGTGGATATGGATGCTGTGAACATTGTATCCACAGCTATTATGAATATGGCACTCTGGAATGCAGAAAAGATGAAATGGGCGAAAAGTATTGGGATGTATGGGAAGATGATTCTTATGACATAACAGGGATGGAAACAGACCGATATTGCAAATATTATGAGGAATATCCACAGGAGGATTGATAATGAATACATATATAATCGAGTACAGACACAGAGCAGATGAGTATGCAGAGCATTATAGGTATTATGTTGAAGCCTTCGATGCTGATGATGCTGTGAGGAGATTTAGAAGCCTGTCAAGCAAGCAGGAATCAATGATTACCGAGGTTGCGAGAGTAATGAAAAAAGATTATTCAAAAATGTAAAAAATTGTTGACATTATATCCGAATAGGTGTATTGTATATACAGAGGCAAGGTTGAGAGGGATGAAAATAAAAGACCTTGGGAGACTCACTAGCAATACCAAGGGAAAGCGAGAAGCCGTGAAACATAAGAACCAAAAGAACGACCATCGCAAGACACCAACCAAAGCCTCTTACTAAAAGAAAAGGAGATACACCGATATGATGAAATATGAATTTGAGCAGATAGCAGGATATGAAGTAAGCGATAAGGATTATAACGAGATAATCGAGCCGATGTACATGGCAACAAATCTGGATAAGGTTGAATTTGTTAAGACTCTTGACAAGAAGAGATTTGCTCTGAAGCCTCTCAAGAAGATTGAGAAGGAAATGAAGCAGATAGCAAAGCATCTGAATGAGACCTGCAATCATTACACAGATTATGAGGCAAAGGATAAGCTGAATGAATTGGTACAGGAAATCACAGAGAGAATCGGAGCGAAGGGATTCATCATAAATGAAATGATGAGATGGACTTGTTATTATCCTGTATCAGTTGAGATTTTTGGAAATGATTACAAAACAGTAAGAAGAATCGAGTTATAAGAGGAGGCAGGAATATGAAAGGCTATAAGGAATTAGATAAGGGCAAGTTTGATGCACAGCTTGTGAATGAAGAGAGATGGGAAACGGTAGCATATACAGATTATGATGTAATCAAGGTTACAAGAGATTACAGAGGGGAAGATAAAGAAGCGGTTGAAGAATTTGCAGAACAATATGATTTGCCAATAGCATGGTAGCAAATATCCCTGCCTCTGGGGATAAACAGAGGCAAGCCGAAAGGCAGGAAGGAGATACAAATGAAAGAAGTTAGTATTCATTATGAAGCATGGGCAATGAACATGGGTAGCAAGTTGGCAAAGACAGCCGACACCTTGCAGGAGATAAGAGATGAGATTGATGCATCTAATCAGAGAGCGATAGACCTTGGATATAAGGCAGAACAGAGGATGATTGTATCAGTATCATATAGCAGAGAGATGGATGACAACAGATTCATCAGAGCCATCAGAGAAGAGGAGTATGTTGAGACATATCCACTGGAGGTATAACATGAAGAGAACAGAGAAATATCCAGATACATCGGTGTTCCATTATCACAACGAAAATCCCAAGAACAGAATAACAGGAGATTGCACTTTTAGAGCGATTGCCAGAGCCACAGGAAAGAGTTGGGAAGAGGTTGTCAGAGAGATGGCAGAAATGAGCATCAAGACAGGATATGCGGTAAATGACAAAAAGGGCATTGAGAAGTATATGGAGAGCATCGGATGGATTAAGATGCCACAGCCAAGAAAAGCAGATGGAACGAAGTACACAGGTGCAGAATTTGCCAAGAAGAACCAAGGCAATAGAATAGTGTGCATGATAGGTGGACATCATGTGACCTGCATCATTGAGGGCAAGGTTAATGACATTTGGGATTGCACGAATAAGTGCATCGGAAATTATTGGATTAAAGGATAAGAATGAATCCCATCCTGTCAGAAATGGCAGGGTGGGGATAAACGAAAGGAGAAAGAAATGAGTGAATGGCATAAGTATCCAGAGGAAAAACCAGAAATAGAGGTAAAGGATAAATTTATAGCATATGAGAAGTTTCTGACAAGTGACCAATATGGACACATAACAATAAAAGTGTGGACTAAACAACAAGGTGAGGAGGGATATTTCACAACTACAGGGCATAAATTTGTTGAAGCCAGAAATGTGTTTTATTGGATGGAACTACCTAAAAGTCCTGTTGCTAACAACGAAAAGCTTGTTAAAATAGAATCGCTTAAAAGGAAACGAAAGGAATTATCAGACCAAATTAAGCAATTAGAACAGGAATTGAAAGGTTGTGAAAGCAAATAATAAGAATCCCATCCTTTCAGCAATGGCAGGATGGGATATAACCAAGGAGGATAAAATGAAAGGAATAATACAGGAGCTTAAAGACCTACGAACAGAGGACAACATTGATAAGATAGATGAGATTTGCAATACATTGGAACATCTGTTAGATAAATCAAAGGAGGCACTTGACAAAGGCAGGACGGCTATTGGATATGCTTATTCAAGAGCTGATTTGAGAACAATTTATGAAGTAATAGGAGGTGATGAGTATGAAGACCTTTAAGGAGCTGAGGCACAAGATGGGGTTGACACAGAAACAGATATCAGATATATACCAGATTCCATATTCAACCATTCAGAAGTGGGAACACGGTGTTAACAATCCGCCAGAGTATGTATTAAGTATGATGATGGAGTTGTATCGTTTAAGGAACATATCAGATGTAATAAAAGAAAGGAGTAATACCTAATCCTCGTGAAACGAGGTTGAGTGATAAATACTTTAGCTGTCAATTACTCGTAAAATAGTATTAGTGACGATGCCCACTAGCTGAAAGATTGCTGAAAGCCTTATGACGGAAACTTCATAAGGCAAAAATGGGGAGTTTGAACTATTGACCGCAAGCGTGATTAGCGTAAGTGGTCGGTATGAAAGTAGTTTGGTTAAGCGCAGGAGTAAGCAGTTTTATTGCAGGATATCTTGTAAAAGACACAGTTGATGAATGGATATATATAGATATCGACAATCAACATCCAGATAGTATGAGATTTATAAAGGATTGTGAAAAGGCACTTGATAGAAAGATAACAATATTGAAATCCGATGAGTTCAATTCTGTGCAGGAGGTTATAAGGAAGTTTAGATGTATCAATACACCTTATGGTGCACCTTGTACAGGAATGCTCAAAAAGAAGGTTCGCAAGAAGTGGGAGAATGAGCATCTTGGTGAAGAGTTAACTTATGTATGGGGGATGGATGCAAATGAAAGCCATAGAGCCGAAAGGTTGGTTGAGTCACAACCAGAGTATCGGCACGAATTTCCGCTAATAGATAACCATATATCAAAGCAGGATGCCCATGCTATCCTTGACAGGTTAGGAATCAAAAGACCTGCAATGTATGATTTAGGATTCCTTAACAACAACTGTGTCGGATGCGTTAAGGGAGGTCAATGGTATTGGAATCAGATAAGAAAGCATTTTCCACAGGTGTTTGATGATATGGCAAAGTTAGAAAGAGAAATAGGTAACAGTTGCATCAATGGTATATTCCTTGATGAATTAAAAGAAGGTGCAGGAAGAAAAAACCAAGAGATATCACAAGATTGTGGGGTGATGTGCTTTATTGCAATGGATAGCATTGACACAGATAATAAGATTTGATATATTCAAGAGGAGGTAACTATATGGAAGAACAAATGACAGTACCGTACATAGTACACGAATCAGCTATGGCAAGAAGTGAAAGACACATCCGAAGGCTTGTGATAGCCTTAATTGTAGCTGTTGTGATGATTGCAGTAACTAACATAGCGTGGCTGTATGTATGGAACAGTTATGAGTATGTTGGTGATTCAAGCGTTTCCGTGGAAGGCGAAGGAACAGCCAATTATATCGGAAACGATGGAGATATAACAAATGGCGAGAGTGACAGTAACTAAGACCAAATACCGCAAGAAGAAGAACGGTAAATCAAAAGGTACAAGGCGAAAAAAGAAATGACGGAATATTCCAACAGCCACATCGCAGAGTTGATTGATGAATGGATTCATTCGGAGAGAGACAGGGCAATCATGAAAAGAAGGTTGATAGATGGATTGACCTTTGAGCGATTGGCAGAAGAATTTGATATGTCGGTAAGACAGGTTAAAAGAATTGTATATAAATGCTCAGATTCATTATTCAAACACTTTTAACTGTATCTCCTTTCTAAGAGGTAGTTGTAACACTACCTCTTTTTATTTTGCCCTCTGAGGCGGTTCTGAGGCTTTTCTAGCCCTCTTTATAACTTATCTTAATATTTCCTCATATGTCACCAAAATGGCATTAAAAAGGCTTGTGCGTGACATTCTAAAAATATCTATATCATCCTACAATCAAGTAGAGGTGGTTGTATGTATGTCAATTTTAATCCAAATCCGAAACAAAAGAGGGTTGGCGATTGCGTAATCAGAGCAATCTGCAAAGCCACAGACCAAGGATGGAATGATGTATATACACAGATATGCTTACAAGGGTTCAAGATGTGCGATATGCCATCTAGTAATTCTGTTTGGGGAGCATATCTTAGGTCAAAAGGATTTCTTCAAGTAACTATTCCCAACACCTGTCCAGACTGCTACACGGTAAACGATTTTTGCAAAGACCATCCGCAAGGCGTTTATGTGCTAGGTACAGGCACTCACGTTGTAGCGGTTGTGGATGGGAATTACTACGATGCGTGGGATAGCGGAAATGAAATCCCTGTCTATTATTTTAGGAGGTAGAAGATGAATTATCAGAACTATCCAAACTATCAACAGGCATTTCAGCCTAACTATCAGCAGAACTATCAACAGATGATGCAACCATATTATCAGCAGATTCAACAGCTTCAGAGCCAAGTACAGAATCAGCAGAGTCAATCTTCAAATCAGAATGGAGGAATGTTCTTTTTTGTGAATTCACACAAAGAGGTTGAGGATTGGGTGCTTGGGGCAGGGCAGACAGCATTTTTCTTTGAAAGAAACGCACCTGTATTCTATATCAAATCGGTTGCACAGAATGGATTATCCCAGCCGATAGAGACATATGATTACACACAGCGTGCGGAGTCCTCAGAGGCTTTAGAACCGCATTCAGACATTGATATGGACAAATACATTACTAGAGATGAATTCGAGGCTTTAAAGGGCGAATTAGAGGCTCTGAAGGAGGCAGAAGGATGAATGTATATGACCGATTTAGACAACAGCCAAATATGATGGATGATGTACAGAGGCTTCGGCAGAATCCGTCAGAAATAGGCGAAATGCTTAAAAATAGTGGAAAAATCAACGAGGAACAATATCAGCAGATTAAGGGGATGAGTAATCCGAAAGATATCTGTATGTACTTGATGAACCAGAATCCAAGGTTCAATCGAGCGATGAATATGTTATCAAACTTTGCAAAGTTAAAAAAATAAATCAAAGGAGGACAAAGGTATGTCTTTAACAACAGAAGGAATGACACCTGCCGATATCTATGCTTGCACTAGAGGTGGCAATGGCGATGGATTTGGTGGTGGATTCGGCAATGATTGGGGATGGATTATTCTCCTGCTTTTATTCGCAAACGGAGGCTGGGGCAATGGCTTTGGCGGATTCGGTGGAGGTAATGAGATATATCCTTGGATGAATCAAGCCAACCTCACTTCAGAGGGATTCCAGAATCAGATGCTCAATGACAATGTAACATCAATCAGAGATGGTATTGCAAGCCTGTCAACACAACTTTGTAATTGCTGTGGCGATATGCAGATGGCAGTTGCCAATGGATTCGCAGGAGTAGAGCAGGGTGCTAACGCAAGACAGATGGCTAATATGAATCAGATGTTTGCAAATCAGACAGCAATGATGCAGGGATTCAATGCGGTTCAGAGTCAGTTTGCAGATTGTTGCTGTGAGAACCGTCTTGCTAATTGCCAGACACAGAACATCATTCAGAACGAAGGCAATATGACAAGATTTGCTGATGCCAACAATACAAGGGATATTATCGAGAGTCAGACAAGGGGTACACAGACCATAATCGACAAATTATGTCAGCTCGAACTGGATGCAAAGAACGATAAAATAAATGACCTTGAGAGACAGCTTACAATGGCAGACCTCAGAGCATCACAGACAGCCCAGAACGCATTTATACAGCAGGGATTCAGTAACGAGGTAGATGCACTTTATAACAGACTCAATAGCTGTCCTGTGCCAACCACACCTGTATATGGCAGAACACCTATCTTCACTTGCAACAACAACGGTTGTGGATGTGGATGTGGATGCGGTAATGGATTCTAGGAGGTGAGACTATGGCAGATTATGGATACAACGAGATACAATCAGTTGCTCTCAACTCGCCTATAATCTTTCGTTCCGTAAATCCGTGTCAGCAGGGATTCGTATATCACGAAGATGAGACAGGAAACTTCCTGCTAAGGAATATTCTGTCAAGTAACAGTTGCAATAATAAGTTTATCTATTTCCAAGTGACATTCAATGGCAACATCGCTCTGCCAGAAAATGCAACCGTTGTGCCGATAGCGATATCACTCGTGGTGAATGGGGAATCAAGACCAACATCAAGAGCCATATTCACACCATCAGCGGTTGATGAGTACGGAAACGTGACAGCGACAGCGATTATTAAAGTGCCAAGATGTTGCTGTTTCACTCTGGGAGTTGAGCCTGTTGTTGCGACAGCAGATGCGACAGTTGTTCCTGCGCCTGTGATAAATGTACAGAACGCTAATTTAACAATATCAAGAGTAGCATAAGGAGGGCAAGGCTATGCACGAAATGTATGAATTAAAAGAAATGCTTTGCGATGAACTTGCGAAGATTACAAAGAAGGGTGAGCTGTCCGCTGGTTCTCTTGATGCGGTTGATAAGCTGACACACTCGATTAAATCTATTGATACTATAATTGCTATGGATGAGTATTCAGAGGATGACGGAATGTCCTATGAAGATTCAAGAGGTGGAAACAGAGGTGGAAATCGTGGCAGAAGCTATGCAAGAGGTCGCAATAGGGATTCTATGGGCAGATATACTCGTGACGGTTCTTATAGAGGTTCATATGCTCGTGGAGGATATTCGAGAGATGAGGAGATGGAAAACCTCAAGATGAATCTACAGGATATGCTCGAAGAAGCAAAATCAGAGGAAGAAAGAAAGATGATTCGCAAGTGGCTGAAGCAGGTTGAAGAGTAAGGTGGTGGTATAATGCCATCAAAAGAAGATTTGCTTGAGGCTATTGCAGAATGCAGTAAGAAAGAGCCAACATATTCAAATTGTGAAAAGTTGGCAACATTTTATACGCTATTAAGGTATCTGTATTCAGAGGAAACGGGGCAATCGTATTCAGCAGGGGTATTCCCCTCAACAAACGGAAGTGAGTTCAGAGAAGCCATAGCTGGCAAGGATATAGATAAAGTGGTTGATGTGCTTGATGAACACATGGAAGTGGTACAGATGTTGTTTCCAAAAGAATACAAAGAAGTAATAAGACGTATTGAGGAAGGGTAAAACCTTCCTCTTTTTTTGATGGTAAAATAAATTTGAATAAAATTATAAATTTTTATAAAAAGTTGTTGACATTATATCCGAATAGGTGTATTGTATATACAGAACCAAACAAACGGATACGGACTAAGCGAAGGAAGTAAGGGCTGTTGGTTATCTAATAGGTGGCTGGTGGAACTGAAAAGTAGCAAGACGAATCCCAGAAAAGAAAAGGAGATAAGGATATGTTAGATATGAACCATTTTATGAAGGATATTCAGAGATTACAGAATCTCGTTGATGAGATATCAGCAGAGAGAGATAGATTACAGGAGAAGATGTTAGTAGATGGCAACATGACAGAGAAGGAGCAGATTCAGTTTGAATTGCTTGAGCATCTGATGGATACAATGAGATAGGAGGATACAGATATGGCAAGAGTTAACAAGTATGAATTAAGGTATGTAGCAAATGGGCAGGAAAAGGTTATCAGATTTGATGGGGATGATAAGAAGCAGAAAAATCTGGATGCCTGCAAGAGAAATGGATATAAGGTAGTTAGTTGCAAGAAACTTTATCCATTCAACACCATGAAGAATCAGCATAATTTCGACCTTATCCACAGCATCTGCTTCAATACAATGTATGATATGGAAAGTGGCGAGATAGAGTGGAATGATGCCGAATATGAAAGGCTGATGGATATGAGACAGAAGGCAGAAGAGTTCTTCACACTCCCATTACCTGTAGCATGGCTTACTTGGGAAGACTACAAGGATGCGAAGGAATTAGCCGAGACAGCAATCATGCACAGACAGGATGCTTGCATAAGAAATGGCAGACCAGACCTTGTAACATATTGTTAGAGACAAGAATCCCCTGCCGAAAGGCAGGGGAGGAAGGAGACAGATATGACACAGAGACAGGCAACAGAGATTCTTAGAAAGAAATATCCACAGGCTGAGATATATAGACCAAATGATAAATGCGGTCTTTGTAAGAAGGGCAAGATTGCGGTAATTTTTGAGCCACAGGGAAAGGTTTACAGCTATATGGCACAGAATTATTCCGAAGTATTAGAAAGGCTTGGATGTACAGAAAAACTTATCTAAATATTATAACTTTTTATTGCAAACCGTATAAAAAGTTGGTATAATAAGAGAGTCGGAAGGAGGTGAGAAAGTGACCTTACAACAGAAAATAAAGATGCTAATGATACAAGGTGGTGCGAAAGGCACACAGGAGGAATTAGCAAAGGTTCTGGGAATTTCCAAGCCATCTGTGGTGAATAAGATTAAAGGCAAGCAGGAATTCAAAGTACCAGAGATTAGGAAGTTTGCCAAGGCTTATAACCTATCGGCAGAACAAATATGCGATACATTTATATGGAGGTAAATATGGACGAAAAAAAAGGCACAGGACAAAATCCTGCACCCGAAAGAGAAAATAGTATTCAACATCATAATAGCAGGCTTTCAGATTTCTGTCTAGGATTACATTTAATATCTTTAGTGATATTCTTTATAGGCTATATGAAAAATAACGAAAGAGTTGAATTTATGATGATGGGAATATTATTTGCGACAGCGTTAATTCTGATGGTTTTAAATAAGGAGGATGAGTAAATGAATAAGTTTATTGTAAAGGTCAATTATACAAAGTTTGTATTTAACGATGCAAACGAGGCTATAGAGTTTGCTTTAAAGGCTAAGAATAACGCTAGAGAAGAGGATATTGACGTTGAAATAGAGATACTTAAGGATGAGGAGGTAGCATAAGATGAGTGAGAAAAATATGAGTTTGAAGGAGAAGTTGATAAGTATTCAGCAGGAGCTTAAAGCTCCAAAAGGACAGTATAACAGCTTTGGTAAATACAAGTATCGCAGTTGCGAGGATATCTTAGAGGCAGTAAAACCATTACTGGAAAGGTATGCAGTTTGTTTAACTATTTCAGATGAGGTCACAGAAGTTGGCTCTAGAATATATGTAAAAGCCATTGCCACTCTGTCCGATGTGGAAAGTAACGAACGTTTTACGAATGTAGCTTGGGCGCGTGAGGATGATGTTAAGAAGGGTATGGATGGAAGCCAGATAACAGGAACAGCTTCCAGTTATGCCAGAAAATATTGCCTCAACGGATTGTTTCTGATTGACGATACCAAGGATGCAGATACTGATGAATTCCAGAAGCAGACCAATGGGAGCGGAAACAAAATAAGTGCAGTTAAGGTTAAGACACTCAAAGAAAGACTTGAGAAGATGAACGTTGATGAGGATGCTCTCTGCAAACAGTATGGCATTAAAGGATTAGAGGATATGGATGAAGGACAGCTCGCAGAACTTAATGGCAAACTTAACAAACTTGAGAAAGGAGCTTGATATGACTAAAGCAGAGTTGTTAAAAATATTAGAACCATATGACGATGATTGTGAGGTTACAATATCTGGAGAAGCAATAACCGAATTCTTTGATATTTCAAAGGTTGAAAAATGCAGAGTAAGGAATATGGTATATCTGCATATGGATTCTGACCCATTATTTGACGGAGGACTATTGAAGGATATTATTAAATATGTTCTTGAATATGACAGTAGTGCGTTTGATAGTGAAGAACGCAGAGAGCTTGAGTATTTGGTGAAGCTATGGGAGAAATAAAAGGAAAATGGAACGGTGCTCCATATTTCAATAGCACCTGCCAAAAATGGATTATACAATTGGAGCTTGAGGAAGCTCCAGTTGTATATGACAAAACAAAGAACGATTTAATAAGCGTTGAAATCAAGAAATACCGCAAAGACAGGTCTGGAGAAGCAAACAGATATTTTCACAAGCTATGTAGTATGATAGCTCAATCGCAGGGATTATCTTTAATTGAAGTCAAGAATCAGATGATAAGCGATTATGGACAGTACGATGAAGATATGAAAGATATCATAATGAAAGATAGTATAGATTGGCGGAAATTGGAAAAGTTACATTTGCAACCAACCTCAGCTACAAGGATAATGGACAATGGAGAGCTATACAGAGTATATCTTGTTATGAGAGGCTCGCACACGTATGATACCAAGGAAATGAGTGTGCTGATAGATGGAACGGTACAGGAGGCAAAACAGCTAGGTATAGAAACCTTACCACCAGATATGCTACGGAGGATGAAAGAACAATGGGGAGTATCTTAGATACACAGAATGGAATATGTTTCAGTTGTGAAAGTATCGGATATACAGAGGAACATCACATTTATTACGGACACGGAAACAGAAAGGTATCCGATAGGATGGGATTTATTGTTTATCTATGCCCCGAATGTCACAGAGGGACATACGGTGTTCACGGTAAGTACGGAAAGGAATTAAATCTATCATTGAAAAGGATGTGCCAAGCGGTATTTGAGGAAACACACAGCAGGGATGAATTCAGAAAGTTGATAGGAAGGAGTTATCTATGAACAGCAGACAAAAAGGCGCAAGCGGTGAAAGAGAGCTTGCAAAACTGTTAAGGACTTATGGATGTGACAGCAGGAGAGGTCAGCAATACTCTGGAGCAAATGGGGACGCGGATGTTGTAGGGCTTGAAGGATTCCATATTGAATGTAAAAGAGTTGAAAGGCTGAATATCAGTGAGGCTATGAAGCAAAGCGTAAAAGACCATCGAGAAGGCGAAACGCCTATTGTAATCCACAGAAAGAATAGGGAGGGATGGTTAGTAACAATGAGATTAGATGATTTTATGAATATGTATAAGGAGGTACAAGATGGGAAAATCACAGACTGAGGATATCCTCAGATTTATGGACGAACATGGCTCGATTACAAGCATGGAGGCTATTAAGGAATTCGGGGCAACGAGGCTTTCAGCAATCATATTCAATCTGAGAGAGAGAGGATATGATATCGAGACACATATGGAGACCAGCAAGAACAGATATGGGCATACTGTTGAATATGCAAGGTATGTTTTGAATGATTAGCCTTCTGATGTGTCTAGAAGGCTCGAGAATCGATTTTTATTAAAAAGATGTATAAATTATCGAATAAGAAAAAAGGAGGCTTAAAATGGCTTTAAACAAGGTGATACTGATTGGAAGATTGACACGAGACCCAGATGTGAGATATAGCAATAATGATGGAGACCAGCTATGCATTGCAAGGTACACATTAGCGGTGGACAGAATTAAGAAGGGTGAGACTGATTTCATAGGCTGTGTCGCTTTTGGCAAGCAGGGTGAGTTTGCTGAAAAGTACCTCAATCAAGGAACAAAGATAGCTATTGAGGGAAGAATCCAAACAGGCTCTTATACAGACAAGGATGGAAAGAAGGTCTATACAACAGACGTTGTTGTTGAGAAGCACGAATTTTGCGAAAGCAAGAGCGATGAACCGCCTAAGAGCAACGGAGAGTTTATGAATGTTCCGAAAGATGTGGGAGATAGCCTGCCATTCAAAAAATAATTTGCATTTTTGAATAAAATATTATATAATCAAAGGGTATGGACAATATGCCATAACAAATAGGTTAGCTGAGTTGTGCAGGACTTGGCTATGTCAAAACCTCATAATTCGGTTAACCACAGCTTGTATGATTAGGAACTGCACTTCCTTTTTGTACAGGCTGATTTTTTTAGGAGCATAAAATGGCGGAAGTAAAATGGATTAAAATTGCAACAGATATATTCGACAACAAGAAGATTAAGATAATTGAATCAATGCCAGATGGTGATGCGATTATAGTGATATGGTTTAAGATATTGATGCTTGCAGGAAATGTGAATGATGGCGGTAGTGTTTACTTTACAAAGGATATTCCTTATACAGACCAGATGCTTGCAACAGTATTCAACAGACCTTTATCAACGATTCAGTTAGCATTAAGTACTTTTGAAAAATTTGGAATGATTCAAGTTGTTGATGATGTTATCCAACTATCAAATTGGGAGAAATATCAGAATGTGGATGGTCTGGAAAAGATTCGGGAACAGACTAGAGCAAGAGTTGCAAAGCATCGAGAACTGAAGAAAATAGGATGTAACGTTACAAGTAACGTTACAGTAACGCAATGTAACGCAACAGATATAGAAGAAGATATAGATATAGAATTAGATAAAGATAAAAGTAATAAGGCAAAATCGAAACGATTTGTGCCACCTACACTTGAAGAAGTACAGGAATATAGCAGAGAGCGTGGTAATTATGTAGATGCTCAAAGGTTTATTGATTTTTACGAATCAAAAGGATGGATGGTAGGTAAAAACAAGATGAAAGATTGGAAAGCCTGTGTAAGAAATTGGGAACGTAACGTCAAAGACAAGATTGGAGAAAAAACAGACGTTAGTAACCGTAGTAAGAACCGACTAAAAGACTTAGAGAAATACTACTTGCAAAAGGTCGATGATGATTAAGGAGTGAAAAGGATGTTAGAAACAATATTGATATTAGGGGCATTAGCAAGCCCTATACCGAATGAGCCACTTCCCCCCACATACTTTGCTGAACAGCGATTGGATGAAAAGGAGTATGTAGGAGAATATGAATTAACCGCATATATAGCTACAGGAAAGCCCTGCGCTGATGGTAAATATCCAAGAGCTGGAGTAACGGTTGCCAGTAATGATGCGAATCTATGGCATAAATGCGTGTATATCGAGGGATATGGAGTGTTTTATGTACATGACAGAGGTGGCATGAGCAACAATGTTATTGATGTATTTGTCGATTCTTACGATGAGGCAATACAATTTGGAAGAAGAAAAGCGGAGGTTTATGTAATTGACTAACTTAACATATGATGAAATTATAAGCCTATACATAAGAGCAAAGGATAAAGACGAGGAGGTTTTTATCCTAGCCCAGCTCACTGCATCCGATGCCGAGACCGTAATCGAAGTATTGAAGGATGCAGGAGCTTATGAGCAGAGACGTATTAAACAATGTATCCATTGCCAGACGTGTTTTATAGATGGCTCAAAGCTTGGGCGAATAAGAATATGTCCATCCTGTAAGAGACACATAAAGTGTGTAGGTAATGCACAGTTTTACAGAAAGTTGAGGAATGGGGAATGACAATACTTGAAAAAATAAAGTTTGAAGAAGATTGGCTGTCGGAAGTCAATTTAACTAAAGAAAACGTAAAGATTGCATTTGCAGGAATTAGGGCAACAGCACTTGAAGAAGAGGAACATCACAAGGAAGATTTAATAAATGCTCGTGATAATGGTTATAACTGCGGATATACGGATGCAATGATTGATATTGCAGAAAGTGAGGAGTGATATGAACAGAGAAGAAGCTATATATTATCTCAAGTCAAGTGGAATGAGTGATGAACAGATTAAATCTGTGATTGATGCTTTTATTTGCGAGGATTACATAAGCAGACAAGAAGCCTTAAAAGTAATGTGCGATAACTGTCCTATGTATAATTGTGTATGTGGATGTTCAAGTTATAGACATATAGAAAGAATGGAATCCGTAACACCACAGCCAAAGACAGATGTACTCGACAAGATAAGGGCAGAGATAGAAGCCCTCGAAGAAGGTATTACGAATTATCATAATGACAGACCGTGGATATTCAAGGATGAGGTGTTAAAGATAATCGACAAGTATAAGGCAGAAAGTGAGGAATAAAAATGAAAATAAGAACAACAGTAACAGAGATAGAATGTACAGCAAATGAAATCAGACAGAGTAACACAGTTGCAGATGGAATTTTAAATATATTAAGAGGCTGTCTTAATAATATGCCATCAGATTGTGAAGAAGTAGATGAGAGTGAGGAAGAGGGAAGTGAGGAATAGATATGGTAGCAATTAAAGATATGGAAATGCCAAAATGTTGTAAAGAATGCCCTTTATTCCATTTTTACCTTGATACAAATGGAGCAATACACTTTATTTGCAAATGTGGAAATATGGAAATGTGTGGAGATTTGAAAAATAAAAGAAATGATTTTTGCCCTTTAATTGAGGCAGATAAGGGAAGTGAGGAATAGATAATGTCAGATATAGAATTAGTAATCAAGATACCCGAAGAATTATATAAAACATACAAAGACAGACCACCTATGCTTGGTGATACAGGAATGGATATGATTGCACAATCAATAGCAAATGGAATACCATTAGAAAAGCTAATAGGAACTGAAATACTAAAGGCAAAACAAAACATTACGGTAGGCAAAGAAGATTACAATATGGGAATTTATGTAGGACTTATAAAAGCGTTAAATCTTTTTGAAGATAAGGAAAGTGAGGATGTGGAATGA